CTTCCAAGAAGATAACCACTTCGCAGAGTTAAAAGATTCAGAGATCCTTACTAATAGGATCAACGTACTAAACATGATGCAACCATATATTGGTACATTCTATAGTATAGAGTACGTTAAGAGAAACGTTCTCAAGCAATCTGAAGAGGATGTTGAAGAGATACAAAAACAAATGGATGCAGAGCAAGAACAGATGCAAGCCATGATGACTATGCAGGGCGGTATGCCAGTCGATGGAGGAATGGGCGCAGGTCCAAATCCGCCAGGATTGCCACCAGCTACTAATAAAACTAAAGGAGAAGTATAATGACTCAAGGTATTAATGACTTAATCGCAGCAATTAGTACAGGTGATTCAGAAGCTATCAATTCAGCATTCAATGCTGAGATGGCAACACGTATCTCAACAAGACTAGAAGACATGAGAGTGTCTGTAGCTCAAGGCATGTTTGCTACTGAGCAATCTGTTGAAGAAACAGAAATTGTTGAAGAAGAAGTTGAACTAACAGAAGAAGAAGTTGATTCTATTTTAGAGGCTATTACAGAAGAAGACTTAGCGGAAATCAATGAAGAAGAACAAGTTGATGAAGCTACATTATCAGCAAAAGCTGGTCGTGCAGGTAAAGACTTAGGTAAACCTGGTAAAAACTTCCATAAAATTGCTGATAAAGCTGGTAAAAAATATGGTTCTAAAGAAGCAGGCGAAAGAGTAGCTGGTGCTATCCTCGCCAAAATGAGAGCTAAATAATGTTCAATCCATTAAGCAAGATGAGCGTATCAGACTTAGGTCTTGATGCAGACTTACTAGAAGCAGCTATGAAATGTGGTTGCAAAAAGGAGTCTGCTTATAACCCATCTTGCGCTATGGATGACCTTAAAGCAGAACCAAATGGATCAAAAGGTGATGCGATGCCTTCTACATCAATGAACATTGCATATGAAAGTAAAAAGAAAAAGATGAAGAAAGAAGGTGTGTTTGGTGACCAAGAACCTGGTGGTCCAGCAATGTATCATAAGGAAGAGACAGACAAGTCGTTCGATGCTAAAAAGGATGCTCGTATGTCAATTAACCAATTAAAGAGTGTGTTACATAACACAACCGAGTTACTTGCTATGGTCAAGCCTGATGATCTATTACCTGAATGGGTAGAAACAAAGATCACATTAGCTGAAGACTATATGGTTACATGCAGCAACTTTTTACGTTCAGATAGAACAAAATAATGCACTACGGGAGTTTTCTTAAGACCTTAACTGGTACTACTGCTCGTATCCATTCATATGGTCATATGATCGAGCAGACATCCAACGGTAAGATCCTTATCGATGGTGAGAAGACTTCTTTTACAGATTTAGAGGAAGCAAGACAATACGTTAAAGCAAAGCAATACAATAAAACGATAGAAGAACAAGTTAAGACACAATTATACGAAGATATCCCAGATAATAAGATAGCAAATATAATCAAAGAACATCATGATATTAAAGTAACTGATACATTAATAGAGTCATACATAGAACTTGCTTCCTCTAAACTTTTTACTGTAGACCCTGTCGTATTAGAGATCAGAAACCTTAATAAGTTAGATAAGCTTATTGAAGGCAAGATAGATTATAAGTTAGCTGATGGTACTATCATAGCTATAAATGAGTCGACTCAAGATAAGTTGACAGAACTATTTAAAGACGAACAAGAAATCATTGAGCACATGAGAGAAAGTAAAGAAAACTTTATCGATGTGCTTAAACAAATCGGAGAATAAAGATGGCTGTATTAACCTACATAATTAAGAACACTAACAAAGAAGTAGTTGTTAAGGTAGACACTGTTGATGGTGCTACTGGAATAATTGCACTTACAAGTTTAGCATCTGCAGATCAAGTATTAGGCGCAACTGGTGCAGCTGGCGCTACTGGTCCTGTAGTTAATATAGCTAAGATCATCTTTACTGGAGAACTTAACTCTGCGATTAGGATTACTAGAGACGGCGAGAATATCTTTGCGGGTGCCCCAGAAAATGCTCCATTTTTAGACTTAGTTGGAAACGGTATTACTGAAAATCGTAAAAATAATAAAGACATAGTTATCATTAAAGAAGGTGCAACTGGAGTTCCAGTCACTGGATACCTAGTCCTTCATAAACAAGAAGGCTTCTACTCTAAAGTAGAGTACGAAAAATATGGTGCTTACGATGACGAAACTAAGGTTGGTGCGTTAGACATCGTTGGTAGCCCAGATTACACAGGATAATAAAAATGAAATTAATAAAAGAACACACCGAGACCGTAAAATACTTAGTTGAAGAAAAACTAGGTAAAGGTAAAGAATACTTCATTGAAGGCGTATTCCTTCAATCGAACTTAAAGAATCGTAACGGCCGCATCTATCCAGTAGAGATACTTGATAATGAGGTAAAACGATATAACGATGAATATGTCAACAAGAGTCGTGCCTTTGGCGAGTTAGGTCATCCTGATTCACCAACGATCAATCTTGACAGAGTGTCTCATATGATTAAATCATTACGACGTGAAGGTGATAACTTCATTGGTAAGGCTAAGATCATGGATACTCCATATGGAAAGATCGTTAAGTCACTCATAGACGAAGGAGCTACACTTGGTGTATCTTCAAGAGGTATGGGTTCACTTGATAAAAAAGGTGATGTGTCTTATGTTGGTAAGGATTTTACTTTAGCGACAGCTGCAGATATCGTAGCTGACCCGTCCGCCCCTAATGCTTTCGTAGAGGGTGTAATGGAGTCTAAAGAATGGGTTATGGTCGATGGAAAATTTGTGGAGAAAGACTTACGAGAAATGCAAGCGAATATCCGCCGTGCGTCTAGTAAAAATTTACAAGAGGCAAAGATTAGAGCATTCCAATCATTCCTCGCGAAAATTAAATAACTATAAATAATAGTATATCTTTAAAAAGATACACAAATTAGGAGAAAGAAATGTCAATCGAACAAAAAATTGCACAAATCTTAGCTGAATCAAGATCAGCTGATGATCAAGTGGAAGAAATTGTTGAAGAGAATGTAGTTACAAAGAATGCTGCAGCAGGCGACCAAGCAGTCATTCGTACAGCTACAAACTCAGTACCAAACGGTGGCGAAACACCAAATGAAGCTAACGCTAAGAACAATGCAGAAGATGAAAAAGAAGCTGAAGTTGCTTCTAAGAAACCTAACGTTGTTACAGCAAAAGCTGAAGCTGGTGATCAAGCAGTTATTCGCACAGCTAAGGATTCAATCCCAGCTACAGCGGCCGGTGCAGCAGTTAATTTTAAAGAAGATATGGATGCTTTATTCAACGGTGAAGAACTCACTGAAGAATTCAAAGAAAAAGCAACTACTATTTTCGAAGCAGCAGTAATGACTCGTATCAACGAAGCATTCGCTACTATTGAAGAAGAATTCGAAGCGCGCTTGCAAGAAGAAGCAGCAAAGAATCAAGAGGGTCTTGTTGAAAAAGTTGATGGATACCTCAACTATATAGTTGAGCAGTGGTTTACACAAAATGAAATCGCCCTTGAAAGTGGTATGAAATCTGAAATCTTAGAAGGTTTTGTTTCAGGTCTAAAAGGCCTATTCGAAGAACACTACATTGATATTCCTGAGGAAAAATTTGATGTATTAGGTGCTCAAGAAGAAGCAATCTCTGAATTACAAGCTAAGTTAGATGAACAAGTTGCAGCGAACGTTGAGCTTAACAAAGCTTTAAACGAATCTACTCGTAACGAAATCGTCGACGGTGCTTTAGATGGTTTAACAGAAACTGATAAAGAAAAATTCCTTGGCTTAGCTGAAGAATTAGCTTTTGAAGATTCTGAATCATTCTCTAAGAAAGTTCAGACAATCCGTGAGAACTATTTCACAAACAAGGCATCAACACTCGTTGAGTCTGTAGTAACAGATACTCCAGTTGAAAATCTTACAGAAGAAAAAGCTGTAGATCCTTCAATCAGAAAGTATATGTCCGTACTCAACAACATTAAATAAGGAAAATAAAATGACAACTCGTCAAGACTTAGTAAAAAAATGGAGCCCGATCTTAGAACACGGTTCGCTCCCAGAAATCAAAGATAACTACCGTAAGGAAGTTACTGCGATTCTTTTAGAAAATCAAGAACGTGAAATGCAAAAAGGTGCTGAAGCTCTTTTCGAAACAGCTCCAGCTAACTCAGGTGGTTCTGGTATCGCTTTAGGTGGTTCTGGTTCTTCAACAGGTACAGTTGCTGGTTTCGATCCAGTACTTATCGCACTAGTACGTCGTGCAATGCCACAAATGATTGCATACGACATCGCTGGTGTACAACCAATGACACAACCAACTGGTTTGATCTTCGC